TACTTTATCTATGTATGGTGGTTTTAGTTCTTCTACTATCCAACATTTAAAATCGGTAACAATATTTTCAGGTAATGGTTCATATAATTTAACATAAACATAATCACCAATTACAACCGTATTAACAACAAGTGCGGTTTGGTTTCTACTAAAATTTAATAAGTATGTTTTAAAAAATTGCTGCGTTGTAGATGTTGGATTAACCGTTTGAATATAATTAACAATTTGTTGCGAATATACTGGATTTGTAACATCAATTGCCCGTAAGCGAATTTCTGTTCGATCTGGCGATATTTCATCAATACGCAAATATTGTTCGTTGTAATTTCCAATTAAATTTTTAAAAAAGTTAATAACGATTCTAAAATTACCTGCAGACAATTTCAAGTTTTCAAATTCTTGACTAATATCTATAGCAACTGGCTGCGCCGGAAATGATATAGGAGCTTTAGTATTTTTATCTACGTAATTTGGTATTTTTGATTGATTCTGTACTTGATGATTACCCGTAATCCACGAATCTCCAGCATATACATGAAATTCTAATTTAATTTCATCAGTCTGCTGTGATATATCAGGTACTTGTATATATTTTGCATCTTGTTGTGAACCAAAAAATTCTGTTTTTGATTTTGATATACGTTCTCCAGTACTGGATTTTATACTGATTAAGCATTTATCTCCTGATTCCAAAGATCTACATTTTTACTTGCATCTGTTATCACCCAATATGATTGTAATGCATTAATTGTATGATATTGTGTATCATTATTTTGTCCAGCTTTTGCACCGATACCAAATCTATCTCCAATTTCAAATTCTGAATTTGGAATAACGATATCAATTTCTAAGTTTTGCACTTCATATTGATTTATTGATCCGGGAATAGTAGGATGTAAATTTGAAGTGTTTTCAAAAGTACGATATTGTCTATTTAAACCCTGTTCTGATGATTTAATTATAGAGAAAAATGCAGTTCCATATCCAGATGGGGCATCATACCGATGTTGTAATTTAATTCTAAATCGCAAATCAGCTCCAGAATTTTTAAGATCTTTTGTTACTGTATATGTATTTTCCGTTTGTTGTGACAATCCGTCTTGTACTTCATCCATTAAAATACCAGCATAATCTGCACTAGCAATAATTCGTCGATCTTCAGTTGGACGATATCTTGCAAATACCGTGTCTAAGATTTGTAAATTTAAATCTAAATCTAAATCAACTACATCTTCTTGAATTGTTGTAATTCGAGCAGGAAAATTAAAATATTTAAACTGAGTATCTAAAACTCTAAGTACGGATACGTTAGTAAATTGTTCAGTAATTGCATCAATTATTAATAATGGATTTGAATCATTTTGTTCTTGTAACACAACGTTACCGACTTCATCTCTAGGAATTATATTTGCATTGTTTGAAATATAATTTAAACCTCGTTGTTGATATAATGATTGTATTTTACCAGCAATCGGATCTGGCAATTTGCTATTAATAACTGGTGATTTTTCTGATTCATTTTTAGTCATTATCTAACTACTTTAAAATATATTTGATCGGGTACATATTGTTCCGTAAACCCATCTACAATTTTTAATTCTAAACGATAATATCGTTCCGGCATAAATCCATTCATATCAATATAAATGTAATTGCTGGTACTATCGCAACTAACTTTATTATAAATATTATCGTACGGAATAATCGCTTCGTCAGTTAATGCATCAAAGATTGCATAATATGTAGTATCTGGAAGATAATTAACTGTTTCAATTGGAAATAAATTTGTAGGAGATTTTTGTGGATATTTGTCTCGAGCATATATTCGTATTTTAGTAATCTCAGTATCTTTATATTGCGGTTTTAACTGTGTATATACAACATATGACTCTAAATCTATCTGATTCAACGAACCCGTTGTAAACGTAGTATTATCAAAGTACATTGTTAATTTAGGAACATATATTGTATGAGTTTCTCTACTATAAAATTTAATTCGTCCTGCTACTGTACTATCAGCTTCATCAGAATCAGAAAATTTCAATAGGAATCCATTATTATCAATAGTTTTTCCGCCGCTACCACTTATCCACATTTTTATAGCATCAGTTACATCCATACTAATATCGGTAGTACGATATGAAAATGATTCATTTGTTTCTAAACCTGGTTGCGTAAAAAATACTTGATTAAAATTAGATATATTAAAAACTCCACTACCTGATTGCCACAACCAACTACCACCATATCCAGATCCAGATACATACAATGAAGAACTATTTATTTGTATTTGTTGTGAACTAGAAATCCAAGAACTTCCTGATTGTGCATCATATGACCAAGATGCATATGGTTTAGCCCATTGAACGCCATTGGTTACTATAGGATTTGAATTAAATGTTCCTGTTCCATTAATCCATGGTTGTGCTACAACTTTAGCATCAATCGTATAATCACTGGGTAAATTTTGTGCTTCAGTTGTAAAAAGTTGAAGTATGAATTTGCAATTATTTAAATCAGCTGAATACGTTTGTAACGTATCTTGTATTTCTTGCATATCAAATTGTACTACACATCTAGATTTTAATAGAGTACTTCCATCATTATCTAAATATTTTCCAATTTCTAAAATTTCATCTAATCCGGTGTTTGTAACAGATAATGCACTACTAGTAGTAGCACCTTCATATAAAGTTGCATCTTTATTTGCATAAAATATTCTAAACATAATTACCTTAACTGCCAGATCCGGTACTAATCATCAAATAACTGCCACTTCTCCATAATTGATTTACAACGGCTGGATCAGATGTTGGTAATGATGCTGTATACATGAATACCGTACCTTGTGTAATAAAATTGTTCGTAACTGATACATAGTTAAACGATCCAGATAATGTTCGAATCGAAGATCCAGATACATAAGATGATGTTGTTGAATAAGATGCTGAAACTGCATTAGCAACATATGAAGCTGTAGCAGAATATGACGAACTAACAGCATTTAACACATATGAAGCAGTAGTTGCAGTTCCTAACAAACTACCAGTAATACTACCGGTAACGATTAATGATCCGGAGATAGAAACCGATTCAGTTACATTTCCTGTGAATACATCATATATGTCTTTAACGAAACTAGCAGAAATCAATCCACCAGCGACAATTTGTGAACGATTCGTATTTAATACGCCCATTACAATCCTTTTTACATATAAATATAAAAGGATTAATAATTTACGACACGTCCTTTTATATCTCTATTTGGAAATTTAACTTCAAAAATACTAGGATCTAATGATGGATAAACTATACCGTTTCTAGTAGCAGTTGATAAATCATAAACATTGCCTGAATATCCTAAATCACTATCATATAAATTTGTAAGAGCAACTCCTACTACACTTTGAACGCCTTTTATATTGGCTAATGTCGTTGTAATATCTGATTTAACAATAGGTTGATTGATTTGCCACTTATCTACATTAAACAATTCTTTCATTGCATTAACACATCGCAATAAAACTTCATTACTATTATAATTTGGTAAAATTGAAATTTCAAAATTAACACCAATGTTTATAATGAATGCATCCTTAATATTTACGGCATCTGTTAACATTCTATAATGATTTAAATACGTTTTTAAATTTTCTTTAATAGCTTGATTCAACGTTGTTAATTGTTTACTATCATTGAATCCTAAAACATACATGTTCATTGCTAATGGATTTGCAATTCTACTAGTTTCAAAATCTTGTTGAGAAATTTGGTCATCTGGAACAATATATGCTTTTGCGATGCTACCATATTTTGATGGCATCGAATATGCACGTATAATATAATCTTCTCGAGTTACTAAACGATTTTGTGTTGCAAAATTTGCCATTGCATTATTTTTTATGTCTTGCAATGTATCAGCAGTCTTTGCACCCGATGCTAATCCAGGATTATTTACAGCAACCGTAGTTTTTACAAAATTTGTTAACGGCACACTATTTGATGAATTTACATCATCATTATATTGAATAAAATCAATTTTTGTTAATACATTTGCAGAAACATTATCTGCAATTCCATTTCCTACTGTATATGTTATGGTTAATGAAGTATTAGCAGGAGCTTGTCCATATGTTCTGGTATATAAAAAATTAGATGGATCAATGTCAATATCAACTGCACGACGTACGCTTGTTAATCCATTTCCAACATTATCTGGATTTGGAATAATTTCTTCATCATTATTATCAGAAATACCTGCGCCGAATTGTAATTCTAATTTATTATCACTTCGCAATCTTGCTACATATCGTTTTGCAGTTTTTCTTAATTTTAATAAACTAGGAGATGAAGCACGATATTGTGATAAGTCTGGATCATTTTCTATTAGATTAGGAACATCTTCAAAAATTGTATCTTGAGCTAAAAATGGAACTTGATACCAATTATCTCCATCCGATTCTTCCATAGAAAGAATTTCAATAATATTGGTATCCGGTAAAACAATTTTATCATATGCCACTGGAGTAGTAAAATCATATACTGCTGTTCTTATATCTCCCGAAACTGCCCTAACTTGTTTTTTTAATAAAAAGTATGTAGGTAAATTTGTTGCAGAATCCGTTTCATATATAGTAACCTCGGTCGTATCAATTGAAGAAGAAAAATCAAAATCAATACTATCCAAAGTACGAAATACTGACGGACCATTATTTTGTTTTATGCGCATTCCGGGTTTAATTGAAAGTGCATAATTGTAATCAGGTGCAACATTTGAACCAGAACCAATTGCAGGAACAAGTTGAAATACATCTAATGAAACATATGCTGGAACAACATTATTCGGAGTATATCCTAATGATTTAGCAATATCATATATATTAGCACGCTCTGATGCTTGTTCTAATAACGATTCTTTTAAATTATTATCAGCGTAATATGATAGAACGTCTCCAACATATGAAGCTAATTCCAAAAATATCATTCCTGGTGCAGATTCATTGAAATCGCTATATGTTGTCGGAAAATACTGTTTGGTAAAATCAATTAAATTTTGTCTTAATTGACCAAAATCTTTTCCTAAATATGATACATCTTTTTTTGTTTCCATGTTATGATACCGTTAATTGATTGTTTTCAACAAATATAGTTACGTTAGGATTATCTGCTACAATAGAAGCTGATGGCACATTAAATGAAATAGTTATTTTTATTTCATATGTTATATTCGGATCATCTTCGGCAGTTACTATTTCAATATCAGTTATGTTGATATATGGCAACCAATATGCAACAGCATCTGTTATAGTTTCCGTTATTAACGGTTTAAGATTAGATAAGTTTGGTTGAAATAATATTCTAGATAAATCAGTTCCAAAATTTGGTTGATATATTCGTTCGCCTTTAAATGTTAAAAGCAAATTTTTTAAATTGCTTGTTGCTTGTTCTATACTAGTAACAGTTGATGATATCACTCCCGTTGGTCCATTAAACGGCAATTGAATTCCAATTGCTATATTTGGATTAGTTTGACTTATATCATTAACATTTACTATTTGATATGGCATTATTTACCTTTCTTATTGTTAATTGCTTTCATTAACGCAGAATAATCTCGAGTCATTGCTTGTTGAACTTCTTGCGGAACTTCAAACGTTTTACCCGTTTCCGGGTCTTCCATTATCTTCGGAGCCGCAGGAGCCATTCCCATTGATTCTTTCATGTTTTGACGCATTGCTCCAAAATTAACGGCATCGCGTGATGTCATTCTAATTTCTTCCATACCTTCATTCATGATATCTTTAAAGCTATTCATGGCTAACGGTTCTTGTTCCATAATTGGAGCTGTTTCATTTAAAACATCTGCCCATTTATTTTCCGTAAAAAGTACTTTTGAATTTTTTTTAGCAACAGTTGCAGTATTTTTTTGCGCAGGAACATGTGTTACACGTTTAAGATCTGCCATTTCTACGATTGTAGACTGTAACCCATCCCGAAGAATTTCAGTTAATTCCTCTTTTATAACTTCACGTACAGCAACTTTAAGTGCTTTTATAAGTGTTTTTGAATCCATATGATCATTTTATTATAAATATAAGTATTAGTAATTTACGCAGATTTTTGCCATTGAGTAAGTGATACTTTCGGTCCGTAAATTGTTTGAGTGTCTAAATCAATGTAATAATCTCCTACCTTACCTAAATCATTCGCTGG